GCCTGCACAGTTCTTATAGTTCATGTAACTGTGCTATGTGCTCCACGCACATAAAAGTAAACTCTGTTTACAAAACACAACAAACCAATTACAGTCACTTCTAGGTGACCCAATAACCAGCAACTACAATAGGTGCATGATAAATGAAACGAAAGAGAATGCCCTTCAAAAAGGCAAACAAGCAGTTCAAGAGAACTGCCAACAAAACGCACAAGCGCAATTTGCCCAGGACAATTCTGCGAGGTGGCTACCGGCTTTAACATTTAAAGAAATTGCCATTAGCCTGGGAGTATCTCCCCAGGCTGTCGAAGAAACATACCGTCGCGCTATCCGTAAATTGCGCGATAATCCAAAAATGCAGGAATTATTATGACCTGCTACTATCCCAATAATGCCCACGTTGCTGGACTACGTCCCACAGGGACTAAAATAATAAAATTTGGGCTTCCCAAATCTTCAAAACACGAATCGTTACTTCTACCATGCGGCCAATGCATAGGCTGCCGCTTGGACTACTCACAAATGTGGGCCGTTCGGGCAATGCACGAGGCCCAAATCAAAGAAGATAACGCATTCATAACATTAACCTACAACGACGAGAACTTACCTCATGACGGATCACTCATCCCCAACCACACCCGACAATTCATCAAGCGACTTAGAAGGCGCATGGGACCGCTACGTTACCTCTTGTGCGGAGAATACGGCGAGGGTGTCGGACATCGCCCCCACTACCATGCGCTCATATTCGGGCAAGACTTCAAAGACAAAGAAATCTTCGCAGAAAACGAAGGAATACTTACATACACTTCAGAAATATTATCAGATGTGTGGAATAAAGGATTCGTCACAACCGCCGACCTGACAATAGAGTCAGCGGCATACGTCGCCAGGTACAACCTGAAAAAGGTTAATGCATCCCAAACTTCACAGGACAAATATCATGCCCATTACGAAAGAGTATGCGAGACAACTGGAGAAATACGACAGCTACATAAAGAATACGCTCATATGTCCACTAATCCCGGAATCGCGCGCGATTGGTACAATAAATACAATAGCGACATATTTCCGTACGATACTACGATCCATAACGGAAAAAGAGTCAAAACTCCCAGATACTACGAGAATCTATTACGATCCGCCGATCCGGAAACTTTCGAAGAGATCAAGGCAGAAAGACGTCGACGCGCTGCTCTACACGCCGAAAATAATACTCCCGTCCGGCTACGAGTCCGGGAGAAAGTCAAAAAAGCATCAATCAAAAACTTAACGAGGGTCTTACACAGTGAAACACCATATATTTACAATACATGATTCAGCAGCAAGCGCATACCTTCCTCCATTCATACTTCACCAGGAAGGAATAGCAATTCGGACATTTACCGATTGCGTAAACGATCCAAATCATCAGTTCTCAAAACATCCCAAGGATTACACTATATTTAATATCGGAGAATTCGACGATTCAAACGGGGTAATTACCCCGTTACAAATAAAAAAACCATTAGGTAACGGATTAGACTTTGTGTCAAAATCCGAAGATACCAATCAACTCCCAATACTGCAGGAAGTCGAATAATGCAAAATATGCAATCTGTAATGAATGCCCACTTTACGAAAGTACCAGGGGCAGAAATACCTCGAAGCTCGTTTCAAAGAGACTTCGGATACAAAACAGCAATTAATTTCGACTATCTATACCCGATCTTTATTGAAGAAGCAGTACCAGGCGACGTCATGAATATAGACTTTCATGCAATTTGCCGCCTGGCTACACCCATCAACCCCTTGATGGACAATACAAGTATTGACACATTTTTCTTCTCAGTCCCCTATCGATTAGTATGGGACAACTTTCGCGCATTCATGGGCGAACAGGAAAACCCAACAGACACAGTCGATTATCTCATTCCAACGATAACCTCGCCGGCCACGACCGGACATGCCGAGGATTCAATATACGATTTCATGGATATACCACCAAATGTTCCTGACATGGAACATTCAGCATTATGGAATCGTGCAATAAATTTAATTTGGAACGAATGGTTTAAAGATGAAAACATTCAAGACGCTGTAGAGGTACCAAAAGGTGACGGTCCTGACGATCCTGCTCTTTATACTTTACTTAAACGAGGTAAACGACACGACTATTTCACGTCATGCCTCCCATTTGCCCAAAAAGACTATGGTAATCCAGTCTTGCTACCCTTGGGAACCTCAGCTCCAATTACGGGAATAGCAACCTCGAACCAAACATTCCCAGATCCTTCACAGTCAGGCTGGGATACAAAAGGCAATAACGTAACGTACACTAATTCAATACTCGTAGACGGTGGTGTAGCCGTCTCGAAAAACTTCATAATAAAAGGAACTGCCGCTACTGGCGGACTTCCAGATATAACGGCTGATCTTAGCGACGCTTCAGCCGCAACAATTAACCAATTACGACTCGCATTTCAGATTCAGAAAATGTATGAACGCGACGCCAGAGGCGGATCGCGCTACGTCGAAATCGTAAAAAGTCACTTCGGGGTGACAACCCCGTCAGCGGGCTGGCGTAGTGAATACTTAGGAGGGGGATCAACCCCGATCGGAATAAACCCAGTCCCGCAAACATCACAAGCATTTGGAACAGCAACTGCTGATACTCCTCAGGGCAATCTCGCTGCATATGGCGTAGCCCAAATGCGGAACAATGGATTTACAAAATCCTTCACAGAACACTGCCTTGTAATCGGGCTCTGCTGTGCAAAAAGTGATCTCACTTATCAACAAGGGCTCCCCCGGAAATACAGCAGATCCACCAGATTTGATCACTTTTTTCCGGCGCTCAGTCATATAGGGGAACAAGCCGTACTACAGCAAGAAATCTTCGCTTCTGGCGTACCAGCAGAAGACCAAACCGTTTTAGGTTACCAGGAGAGGTGGGCGGAAATGAGATACTCGAAAAGCGCCATTACAGGCGCCATGAGATCGTCCCACTCTCAAACTTTGGACTCTTGGCACTTATCACAAGATTTTGCCAATGCACCTACGCTGTCACCTGAATTCATCGAGCAAGATACACCAATCGATAGGGTTCTTGCCGTAACGACAGCCGAGGCGCCAAACTTAATCTGCGATATGTACGCACGATTCAGACATGCTCGGCCGATGCCGACATACTCAACACCTGGTTTGATCGACCATTTCTAATGTCATTCTGGACAGCACCCGCGGTAGCGGCACTAGGCGGCGCCGCCCTCTCTTTCCTGGGGGGCGAACGCCGAAACACGTCGCAGCAAAACCAATCTGCCCAACAAATGGCATTCCAAAGAGAAATGTCCAATACGGCTCATCAAAGACAAATGGCCGATCTAAAAGCAGCCGGTTTAAACCCAATACTCGCCGCCAGTTATGGCGGAGCATCCTCACCTGGTGGCGCAATGGCCCAGATACAGGACAGCATTACGCCAGCAGTAAATACCGGTATGCAAGCGATGCAATCGCAATCTGATGTAGATAAAAAACATCAGGAAATCAGGAATCTGATAAACGAGTTCGATAAAACGAGCCAACAAAGTTGGCTACTCGAAGCTCAAAAATACCTAACCGATATGAGCACTGACGAGAAAAAAGCGTCAATTAACATAATGCGCGAAGAAGTCGAGATCAAAAAGAAAAAGGCTCAAATATCGGAAGTTCAGTACAATTTATTGAGAGAAGCTATTAAAATTCTCTCAGAATCATTCCCCAAACTTGGAGATATACTCTAATGAGAGTACAGAAGAAATTTACTCAGCCGACACTCGCCCAACAACATTCAAAGGACGAGGTCGACATTAATAACATCATGAAACGATACCGAAAGACCGGGATCATCGATCACGTGGCCAAACACCAGGGAAACTACGGTGAAAATGACGGTATCGACTATCATCAATCAATGAACATCATCAGGAGAGCTGATGAAATGTTCCTCGAACTGCCGAGTCAGGTTCGAAAAGAATTCGGTAATAATCCCGCCGAATTCCT